TGACAAGCCTACATATGCATCAGCCATCTCAGACGAGAACACTTAGGTGCTCGCCAGGTGACTGTGTAAACTCTCGGGACTACGTGCCGAGAATTTTTGAGAACGGGGACTATGTCCTAGGTTCTCGAACGTTTTCTATCCTTGGGATTAAATCCGGAGGTAGAACAACGACCCGCAACCCCGTACTAAGTGCCGGGTTGCTTCGGAAGAGGGTCGCCTGGTTACAAACCAGGTACGGCCTATCTTTGAGGAGCGCAGAAATTCTAGTTGCTAGACCTGCCTCCACGGTTAAGAGGATCGAAGAATGCATACATGGTATGATCGATTCTCTTCTCTTATTCGATCTGACGCTATTTAATAGCGTGGAAGGAATGAAATGTCTCAACCACTTAGTGAGGAGGACATTGGTAACCGGTACCTACAACGTAGGTACTGTGGTTTTATATTGGAAGGCATTTAATGACTTCCTCTATAATCGGCTATCGGGATTCCATCCCGAATTACCGGTACCAGACTCGCAAAACTTCGTTTATGCGGCCCTGGGTAATTGGCCGAAGATCCAAAGGGTCATCCGCCAAGACGTGGACAAATCACTCTTAGAGTCATTTGCACACCTAACTTCCTCCAGACAGCTTCCAGCTGCGGATAAGAAGGCCGAAGAAAAGTCCTTAAGAAATTTCTTCGCTAATATTCAGAGGCCCTATAAGTCTACGACTAAGGTCCTGAATGACGTATACGAGACTTCGTGTCGTATAGGAGAGAAATGTACCTCGCTAAGCGATAGAATCATTTCTAAACCACACATCTCTTTGAGCTGTGCTGGTTCGTACTACAAAACCATCCTGGAAGGAGGTCGTGGTACAGAGATCAGGGAATCCCTGACTAGAATATTATCCGTCAGACCGGAGGTCGACGAGATAATAGATACACCGTTCGGGCAACTTTATTGTCCGAAGGGCGAAGAAAGATGGAGGTACTGGTGTCGCACCAGTACCTACACCCATTATAAGGATACTGCCTTCGGCAGCCCCATTAAAGAGGAAGTGTTCGCAGAACTCAACCTCTATTATCAAGGATATGACGAAGCCATTGGCGCCCAAATCCTCGTGTGCGCTTACCTCGACTATGTCGATTGGAAGCGAACTGAACTCCCGATCCCGTGTAGGGTTTTGACCGTACCGGAACCGGGTTTTAAAGCCAGAATCGTGACCACAGGTCCGTACTGGCTTAATGTCCTTCAGCAAGGCTTAGCCGGTGTCATGAAGGACATAATTGCATCGCATCCCTCTGCGAGGTCATCGATGCAAAAGACTGATCAGGCATGGCAAAGCCTTTACCTGATGTCTAACAAGGAATATCCTTCGGATTTCCTTGTTTTGTCGTCGGACCTCAAAGAGGCGACCGACCACATACCGAAAGACATCGCTTTGCGAATGTTCTTCGGTTTCTGTAAGGGCTCCGGTCTCCGGAGTAACCTTATTGAAACATGCGGTGATCTCCTAAGGAGTCACCGGTGTTTTATAGGCGGGGGCCATGTGTCGGAGACACAGACCCGCGGCGTGATGATGGGAGAGCCCCTCACAAAGGTGCTCTTAACCATCCTGAACCTGGTTGTCGAAGAATACGCTATGCGTAGACACCTAGGTGTTTCCCTGACGACTTCATTTTATGAATCGCCAAGGTGGAGAACGTACCACATTGGTGGTGACGACCATTTGGCCGTCGGTCCTCGAGAGTATCTCTCGACGATCACGATCATGCACCGTCTGATGGGATCTAAGATCTCAGAAGGTAAACACGGTATTTCCCGCGTTGCGGTAAAATACTGCGAGAAGGTTATAGATGTTGGAAACATCTATAAACCTTTTGACGTTCGTACTATCAATGATAGTACCGAATCGTACGAAGCCTGTCCCTTTGTGGATTCCATAAAGGTCAGACTTTTAAGCCCTACTTCAAAATCATTCGACGTTTCGTCGGATAGAAACATTGCCATTGGCAAGGGTTTCTCGCTTGGGCGGACGTTGAAGTGGTTAAATAAGAAGCACTTCCCCACAAAGTGGGTAAGGCTTGTACGAGACAGGTTCTTTGAACGCATGGGCTCGTTACTGCCGGATCGCTCCTCTGGAGTCTACTGGCAGCTTATGCTCCCCACTTGGTGGGGGGGGCTAGACTTATATCTTCCATCGGAGATCGAAGATATATATCGTCGACTCCCTGAACTGACTAAGTCAATCATGGCGTCGTATCTCCATAATGAGCCTTCGGCCTATGGAGATTCAAAGTACTTGCGTAAGTTTCTTACCAATTACTCTTACCGAGGCTACGTTCTCAATGTGAGCGAAGTCGGTGCTATGACATCCCATCTTGAGATGATCATGGGAAATCTCCCATCCATGCAATGGTGGGAGATTAAGAAGGAGTTTGACCCTGAGGGTAAACACTCAGCTAAAGACCTCTCTGATATTGCATATCGGGAGGGCTGGCATGCCGAAGAAGACATCTTAGATGAACTTCTCCGACCGATTCTTTTCAAGGAGATACTCCTCGGGAAAGAAAAACCGGCGCCGTATAATACGACGCGGTTGAAAACTAGATATGCCAAGCTTTGGGATCTAGTTTATAAAGGACCTGCCAATATAACTCCTGAGGAGTTTGGGAGAGTCCTTAAGATGCGCCCTCAGGGCGCATTTTACAAAGTGGGATATCCGGAGGAGATCCACTTCGTATCGGATCGAGGGTACGTCTATAAGAGCGTACTCGACGATGCGTTGCACGGAATGCCTATACTTAGTATAGGGTTCCCGTTCAGTTAGCACCATAGGCCAAAGGCCTTCCACTAAGTGGAGCACATAATGCGGTGGTACTAAGTACTTGCCGTAAACTCATTGGAGACCCCGAAGGGCTATCCCTAGTGAGTCCACAGTCACTGTAGGCTTCCGACT